CTCTATGATCGGCTGCTCGGCGCGATGCTCAAGCGCAAATCGTCGCACTTCATCGTGTCGCACCGATGAGCGATCAGCCCGGAGTGCGCCACATGAAGTCCACCTCCATGGCGGAGTATTTCGCCGTCGCGGATGGCAAGGGCCTCGTCACGGTCCGACAGTCCAACCGGAACGGCGTGATCTGCTGCCTGACTTGCCTCACCGACCGCTGCAAACACATCACCGCCGCGCTGCCGGAGATCGAGCGTCTCATGCTCGAGCAGGCCGCCGCGGCGTCCATTCAGAGTCAGGAGAGTGCCGCGTGACCCTTCCAGCCCAGACGCCGCCCGAGAGCGAGACGAAGCGCGCGCGCCAGGCGCTCGCGCAGACCGAGGCGCAGGACGCGCTCGAGGAGCGCAAGAAGCTGCACCTCGTCGCGGCGAAAATCTCGGAGATGAACTGGGGCAAAGGCCTCAGTAACGAGATGCAGCGCGCGGTCGCGATGTACTGTCGCCAGAGCCTGATCGACCCGACCGAGATCGACGTGTTAGGCGGGAACGTCTACCGCAATTCCCGTTACTATCTGCGCCGCCTCTCAGAGATGGTCGAGGACGGGCTGGTCGACTACGCGAAGCCCGACCACGTCGAGGCTGACCCGCGGCTCGAGCAGCTCGCGAAAGGCGAGGGCCAGGAGGCGTCGTGGGCGCGTTCGGAGATCGAGCGGCGCCGCTACGAGCGGATCCAGCACGCCATCCCCGAGGCGGCGGTGTCGGCCGTCGTCTTCCGCGTGAAGCTCAAGACCGTGCCGGTCGAGTTCACGTCGGCCAAGTGGTGCGGCGGCGGGACGCGGAAGTCGGACCCGGTCGGCGACTCGTTCCCCGTCGAGACCTCGGAGACGCGCGCCTGCCGCCGCGTCATGCGCTACATCGCGAGCCAGATCCCGCATCTCAAGTGGCGCGAGGAGGAGCTCGACGACAAGGGCCTCCTGGTGACGGCGCGCATGGCCGACGAGCGATCCGCGGCCGCCCTCCCGACCAAGGTCGACATCCGCGAGTCCGCACTCAACGGGAGCGGGCACGTGCGGCGGATGCCGATGATCGGCGACGACCCCTACACGTCCCCCGGGATGAAGCCCGCGTTAGGCCCCGGCGACCCGGTCCCGACGACCGTGGTGAGCCGACCGCCGGAGAACGTCGCGACCACGCAGATCGACACGAGCGACCTCGAGACGCCAGACGATGACCTGGTGCTCGACCAGCAGCTCCTGGATGACGAGGCGCGGCAGGCCTCGCCGCCCGGGTCGAAGTCTCACACGGTCCCCGGTCCCGGGAAGATCCAGGACGCCCTCGACCTCAACGATCAGCCGAAGCGCCGCAACCGCAACGCCCAACTGGACTAGCCCATGACCCTCACGAACATCGACACCGAGACGCTGCCCGAGGCCGTCCGATTCCGCACCGCCCATGATCAGTCGATCGTGATCCGCTCGCTGGAGGAGCGGCAGGAGTCGATCGAGAAGCTGGCGAAGAAGAACGAGGAGGAGGGCTATCATCGCGAGGCGCGCACCCAGCGCGCCGACGCCGCGGCGATCAAGACCTTCATCATCCCGGTGCTGCGCGGCCAGACGGAAATGAAGCTCGCCAACGCGGACCAGGTGCGCGCCGGTATCGCGAATCGCATACGGCCGCTGGTTCACGGCGCGATCGTCGTCAAGGCACCGGAGGACCGGCAGGAGGACGCGCTGCACTCGCGCGAGAGTATGCTCTGCGAGCGTCTGGCGCTGTACGTGGAGCACTACGCCTCCGCGATCGCCGAGGAGGCCTACGCCGCCGGCTACGCCGCGCGCGCGACTGATCCCGAGGCTATCGCGCTCCGCACCCTGCACGCGCTGGACGCGTAAAACTATGAATCACTCAGACCTGATCGCCATCGTCGCTGCGATCCTCTACAACGCGCAAGCTGACCTCGCGCATCGCGAAGCTGGTAGTTCGCCGGACATCGCCGAGTGCGTGAACACGGCGCACGAGATCACGCGGCTGTCGGCGCTGCGCGCCACGGCCAGCGACGACCTGCCGACCCGTTGGAGCTAATTCACGTATGGCCCCCACCCCGCGATTCCCGGTGCAGCCGACCGAAGCCACGTGCGTGAGCTGCGGCCGCGTGCAGTCGTCGCTGTACCCCGGGTCGTGGGGGCGATCGCCCGGGCTCGGGATCCTGCTCCTCGAGCCAGTGCTCGGCGTCGGGCTCTGCACAGGCTGCGTTTCGCCGACGAACCTCACCCACTACTGGCGGACGATCATCCCGCGCCAGGCGGTGCCCGCATGACTACGACTCGAAAGCAGCCAGCGACTCGGTTCTACGACGTCCCGGCCGGATCGTCCCCGGGGCAGTGTCGCGGGCCGAATTGCGGCAAGACGATTTACTGGGTCCGGGGTGGGTTCGGACCACTGCCGGTCGATTGCGACGTCGAAGGCGGCCGGCGACCGAGCGAGACGAACGACACGGCGCAGGGCGACCTGCTGGCGCCGGGCGGTACGGCGGACGTGTACGACGGTCGCGGCGTCTCGCACTTCACGACATGCCCCGACGTTGTGCAGTTCTCGCGGAAGAACCTGTGACGAGGCCCGCCGCGGAACCGCGCGCCGAGTTCATGGCATTGCTCGACGAGCACGAGGCCGTCCTCACCGAGACGATCGTGGCACTCTACGCCAACGGATCCACCGGCGCCGCGCTGCTCGAGAAGTTCCGCACCTCGCGGCGCATGCTCGTCGCGGCGTATGACCGCTCGGGCCTCCGCCTAACGTCTGGCTTTTCCAAGGCATGACGCGGACCCTCGATCAGGTGATTGCCGACGCGCGCGGCGAGCTCCCGGTGCTCCGGAAGCACGGCCAGGCCGCGATCGCCGACGCGCTTGAGCGGCTCTGCGACGAGATCGCCGAGGCCGCGGAGCCGTTCACGAAGTGGATGTCCGAGACGGAGGCCGTGCTGGCGTCGCCGCACGCCGCCCCGTGGTTCCGCCAGCGGTTCCGCGCGTGGGAGCAGCAGGGCCTCGCGCGCTGGAGCCCGCGGAAGAAGAGCGAGCGGCAGTACCTGAGCGTCATGGTGCCGCAGCGGATGCGCGGCGACGAGGTCCGGGACGAGGCGCGGCGGGCCGCGCGCGGAGGAGAGGCCGCATGACGCAAACGATCGAGCACCGCGGCTACCGTTACCGCCGGACCGCCATCGATGACTTCACCGGCAGGTTTGAACACGCCTTTGCGGTCGAGTGGGAGAAGGAGAATAACAAGCCGTTCGGCTGCACGCCGATCCTCGCCACGCTTCTCTCACATGAGAAGGACGAGCATCGCGACCCGTTCGGCTACGCGATGATGGACCGCGAGTGGACCGATGGGCCGATGACGCAGCGCGACGCGCGCGTGGCCGCGACAGTCATCCAGTGGCTTGGGACAGCAGTCGGGCGATCGTTCCTGGAAACAGCGCTCAAGCGTGCCGGGTTCCGCCTGATGCGCATTGAGGAGCAAGCCCGATGACCGCCCGGAAGTCCATCCGGACCCTCGGCCAGAAGCGCCGCGGCGACTACGTGCGCGTCCTCGAGGACGTGAAGCGGAAGCGCTACGAGGTGCTCTACGCCGACGCATCCGGCGTGAAGTCGAAGCGCGTGTTCCCGCTCTCGCGCGACGGGAAGGCCGACGCCATCAAGTTCGCCGAGGCCTTCCACGACGAGCGGAAACGGATCGCCGAGGGCGACGACCGGCGCGTGATCCCGAGGACCACGGTCCGGGCACTCTGGACCGCGTACGCCGAGGCGCCGGCGTTCGCCGATCTCCGCCTGAAGTCCCAGGTGAACTACGCCGAGCGATGGCGGAAGTGGGAGACCTACATCGGCCGGAACACCGTTGCCGCGACGACGACGCTCCACGACGTCGACCAGTTCATCGCGCGAGCGCGCACGGCCGGCATGGCGATCAACCAGATCCGCCAAGTGCTCAACGTCGCGCGCATCGTCTACAACTGGGGCCAGACCCGCAAGCTGGTCGCGCAGAACGAGCTCGCGCTGCACCGCTGGAAGCGGCCGAAGGACGCGGTGGTGAACAACCCCGAGGAGTACAGCGACGAGGAGTACTCGCAACTCCTCCGCGCGCTCAACCCGCAGGACACCCGCGACTGGCGCATCTGGGTCGCCCTCATGCTTGCCGGGCACCAGGGGCAGCGCGCCAACGCCGTGCTCCACCTCCGGTGGGCGGACGTCGACGAAACCGAGGGCGTGATCCTCTGGCCGGCGGAATACCAGAAGAACGGCGATGTCCTGACGCAGCCGCTGACTTGGGAGGCGATCGCCGCGCTCGAGACGGCGAGGTACTGGCTGCGAGTGCCGACGGGGCGCGCGTTCACGCAGATGAACCGCCACCAGCGTATCGCCGCCGACGAGCTCTCACGCTCGCCGTGGGTCATCCCGGGGCACGGGAACCACGCCGGGAAGCCCTACGGCTACCAGGCCATGTGGCGCGCGCTCCGAGCCCTCGAGGAGCGCGCCGGCGTCGAGCACCGGCCGTACCGCGCGCTGCACGGATTCCGGAAGATGGTCGCCGGGAACGTGGCCGACCGTACGGGCGACGACCGCCTCGGCATGGAGTGGATCGGCGACAAGGACATGAAGCAGGCGCGGAGCTACCTCAAACAGCGGAAGGAGCGGATGGAAAAGGCGGCCGGCGTGGTGGGAGGGGACCGATGAATCGGCAACGCTACCGTTCCCATAACGTTCCTTCGTGCGCGGACGCACCGCCGACGGGGGGTCAGCGGGGCGTTAGGGCCACCGAGGGCCGGTTAACGGAGAGCCAGCGGTCGGGATTGAACCGACGACCGCTTAGTCGTTGGGAGGCCCTCTTTCAGCGCCTCACGCGGTGGAGCAACGAGTTAGGCAGCGAGGAACAGGGCACACATGGGCGAAGAGGACCCGCAACTCGTGCTCATACTGTTCCCATAACGTTCCCGTTTGTTGGCCGGCTCGTCGCCGCGGCGCTCCGGGTTCGCCTCGCGGAGTGGCGATGAGACAGTCCACCGCCGCCGCGATCGCCGCGCAGTACACCCCACCGCTGAAGCGAGGTGTGGAGTCGGCCGGGCCGTGCCTCGTCGACCACTGCGGCGGGCAGCTCGAGGTCCGGCACGAGCGCCAGTTCGGGAAGGTCTGCACCGTCTGCGCGGCGTGCGAGCTACGCGTTTCTGAAGTGCGCGAGCTGCGCAACCAGATCGGGCGGCTCCTGGCCGAGCGCGTCGAGCTCAAGTCGAAGCTCGCCGCCGGCAGCCGCGCGAGGGGCACGGTGAAGTGTCGGGTCTATCAGGCGAAGGTCTGCCGTCGGTGCACCCAACCGTTCGTGCCGACCGGGCCGCGCGCGCTCGACTGCGAGGGATGTAAGAGCGGAGGGCTAGCTTCGTGAGCCCGAAGATCGCCTACGTCGATCGTCGCTTCTCCGCGGAGTCGCGAGAGGTGATCGATCACGCCAACACGATCATTGCCGAGTATACGGCTGACGGATACCAGCTGACCCTTCGGCAGCTGTATTACCAGTTCGTCAGCCGTGACCTGATCGCCAATACGGTCAAGAGCTATAAGCGGCTCGGCTCGATCGTGAACGACGCGCGGCTCGCCGGTCTCATTGACTGGGAGGCGATCGAGGATCGTACGCGCGAGCTCCACAAGCTCGCCGAATGGCGGAACCCAGCGCACCTCGTGAGCGAGGACGCGAGCGTCTTCCGCATCGACAAGTGGGCGACACAGCGGTACCGGGTTGAGGTCTGGATCGAGAAGGAGGCGCTCGCCGGCGTCTTCGAGCGTGCGTGCGATGAGCTCCAGGTGCCGTTCTTCTCGTGTCGCGGCTACACGTCTCAGTCCGAGATGTGGGGTGCCGCGATGCGGCTCCGCCAGATCGCGCGCAGGGGTCAGACGCCCGTGATCCTCCACTTCGGCGACCATGACCCCTCCGGAATTGACATGACGCGGGACATCCGCGAGCGGCTCGAGCTGTTCTCGGAGAACGAGATCCGCGTCGATCGCATGGCGCTCAACATGGACCAGGTCGAGGAGCACGAGCCGCCACCCAACCCAGCGAAGGAGACTGACTCGCGGTTCCAGGCCTACCTGGCCGAGTACGGTGACGAGTCGTGGGAGCTCGACGCGCTCGAGCCGGACATGCTGGCCGGAATCGTTAGGGATACGGTAACCGACCTACTGGACGACGATGAATGGCAGGCCAAATCTGACGAGGAGGAACGCGGCCGAGACCTTCTCGCCAACGTGTCGCGACGCTGGAAAGATGTCGTTGCGCTGCTCGACGGAGATGCGGCATGAACGACGCGCGCGCACGGCTCTACACCAACACCCGATGGCTGGCCGAGCGGCTGCTCAATGACGCCGAGGCCGCGATCGGCGGCTACCCGTTCGACGAGGGACCGCCGGCGCCACCGGTGCCGCTCGACCCGATCTGCGTCTGGTCGATCGCGGACTTCATCGTCGGCCTGCTCGACTTCCTCCAGGAGGGCGAGACGGCGGACCCGGTGGCGCGGTGCCCGGCGCTCGAGCGGTGGCGTGCGCAGGTGCTGGAGTCGCGCGGCCGCCAGCCGCTCGAGGTCGCGGCCGCGTGGGAGCTCACGGCGCTGGTCTGTGAGCACACGGGCCTCGCCGACGCGGCGGTCTCGGCACGCGCCGCCGCGGGCGCCGCCATCACCGCCGGCGCGAGGAAGTCCGCGTGAGGCATCGAGCATGGCCGTGGCGCTGACGATGCCCGTCGATCGGTATCCCGACTACGAATCGGACGTCGCGGTGGCCACCATCGCGCCGGCCTCGGACGTATCGCTGCCGGCAGCGGTCAACGCGCTCCACGCGCCGCCGCAGCCGCCGGTGCGGTTCCTTGTCCACGATCTCATCCCGATGTCGGAGATCGTGCTCTTCGTCGGGGACGGCGGGGCGTTCAAGAGCAGCGCGGCGCTCCACATGGCCGGGGCAGTGGCCGGCGGATACGCTGCCTTCGGCTCGTATCGCGCGCTCCGCGGGCCCGTGCTCGTGGTCTCGAACGAGGACTCGTTAGGGGTCGTCGTCATGCGGCTCGAGGCCTACTGCGCCGGCCATGGCTGGTCGCGCGAGCGCGTGCTCGGCAACGTCCACGTCATCGCCGAGGGGGAGCCCAACCTCAGCGACCACGCCTGGCGCGTGCACCTCGACCGCGAAGTCGAACGCATCGAGCCAGCGCTCGTGCTCTTCGACCCGTGGTTCGAGGTCCTGGGCGCCGACGAGAATTCCAACACCGAGACGCGGCCGGCGATCAAATATCTCCGGTCGCTCACGAAGCGCTTCCACTGCACGGTCGGCGTCGTGCACCACGCCGGGAAAGCGGGCGCCGACAAGCGACAGCTGGACCGGATCCGCGGGGCGAGCTCGCTGCCGCACTCCTCACGCGCGGTCTTCTTCTTCGAGTTCCTCGAGCAGGGCATCCGCGTCGAGAACCTGAAGATGAGCCGCGCGCCCCGGCTCGAGCCGTTCCTCATCAAGCACCGGATCGACCACGAGCCGGGGAACCGCGGCCAGTGGACGGCGGCGCGGCTCACGCTCGAGGACGCGCGAAGCGACGCCGACCGACGCGCCGAAGAGTTCATCGTGTCGCAGCTCTCGCTCGCGGCCAAACCGATTACCTCCACCGATCTCCGGAAGCTCGGCACCGGGATCCGCAACGAGGATCTCAGCAAGGCGATCGCGCGGCTCAACGCGCTGAACGTGATCGCGTACGACACAGGCCGGCAGGGTGCGAAGCTCTGGCGGATCGTCGACCGCTCGTGGTCTGGCCCTTCTGATGGGGGCAACAGCACGATGTCGACCGATTCCCAGGCGCTCGACCCCGCCTCTATTCAAGCCCACGGGTCGCACGGATTCGGCTCGTACAACCCTGCCCGGGAAAAAGTGGGCAGGGTTGGGCAACCTCCAGACCTGGGCCTTTTAGACCCTGCCCACCTTGCCCCGAGCCTGTCCGGACCACCTCCGGAAAGCCTCGCTTCCCCCTTAAGGGGGGAAGCGGCTTCCGAAAAGGGGGTTAAATCGCCCGGGCAAGGTGGGCAAGGTCTTGCGGAGTCGATCAACGAGCAGCTCGAAGAGCGTCGTGGAATGCAGGCTGATCGGGAGGGCGACGATGCCTAACAAACCAGAACGCGCCCCCGAGCTCGATCCGTTTCCGATCAGCACCGAGCTACTCGCAGCGAAAGCGGCCGGTCTGACGCTCGTGCAGTATCGAGCGCGAAAGACTGGTGTCGCCCTGGAGCCGGACACCGACGATCGCGATCGCCTCGAGAAGGCCGAGCAGCTCGAGGTGCAGAAAGTTTTCGGCGCGTTCGGCGCTCGTGTCTACTGGCTCAGCCAGACGCGCGCAGCGAAGCAGACGCCGGGACTCGGCGATCTATTCGTCGTGTTCCTAGAGCTCGTGTCCTTCTGGTGGGAAACGAAACGGCAGAAGGGCGCGCGCGTGTCGGAGCCGCAGCAGGAGTTCCACGATCTCTGCAACTGCACCATCACAGGCAGCCGGCACTACATCGGCGGCCGGCGCGAGGCGGAGGACCTGGTGGTCGCGTTAGGGCTCGCCTACCGCGACGAGGCGAGCGGAGCACTCGAGCCGGTGAGACGCTGATGGGCGTGCATCCGAACATCTCCGCGACACGATTCCCGAAGCAGGGCGACCACCTGCATCGCCGTGTACGCGTCTGCTTCCACTACGACCCAACTAAGACATTCCCCGGTGAGATCGTCCGCGACGACACCGAGGATCCATTCATCACGATCATCGCCATCGACGACGGTCCGGTCGTGCTGTCGACCGAGTGCCAATACTCGATCGAGCCATGAGTGGAGCGCGCTAATGCACGAGTGTCCGATCTGCGGCCAGCAATGCGATTGCGACGGCGAGGATCACGGCCAGCAGGCGCCCGACGACTGCCGCTGCGCGCTCGCGGACGCGAATGCCGAGATGGAGGAGGAGGAGGAAGTTTTCGCCGACGATGCCGGCTACGCCCTGCCCGAAGAGTTCGACGACGACGACGGAGAGCACGACTTCACGGAGGAGGACCTTGTCACGTGAGCAGATCGAACCCCGAGCCTAACAACGAACCCCGCCGCCGAGAACACCAGGCGCCAGACGTCCGCGTCGACGCCATCAAGGAAACGCTGGACAAGGTCACCCGCCTGGGATTCCCAACGCTCACCGCTCGCCAGGCGCTCGACGAGCTCGCGCGAGAGCTGTACGACCTGCGCGGCAGACGCCCCGCGCGCGACGACTAGGAGCCTAGCAATGAAGATCTCCTGGCGGTGGACAGTTCGCGTGGTTGCCGGAAGCGCCATCGTCGCCGGCTGCTACGTGATATTCGATCTGCTACAGCGCGACATGTCGGCCGTCGCGAAGTGGTCCATTGTGATGGGGTTCGGTGGGTTGATCGTGATCAACTGCATCACCATTCGCAACACGCTGCGCCGCCCATGACGCCCACCGAACGCATCCTGACCGAGCGCCGGATCCACGAGCTCCTGGACTCCGCCGAGAGCAAGCACCGCGGCGCCGAGTACGCCACGGAGCTCGAGGAGCTGGACGCCGCGCAGCAGCTCCGTGAGGAGCGCGACGAGCGGATCGCCGAGGCCCAGCGGCTCGACCCGCACCACGTGTCGGTTCGGTGGGAGAAGACCGTGCTGCCGCGCGAGCTGATCCCCGCACCGATCGGCGACGGCGTGTGACGCCCGATGGCGGCCACCTCAACCCGTTGCCAGCGGATGACGATATCCGGAGCGGCCGTCGTCGATACGCCGGCTTCGTGCACACCACGGAGGGCGTCGACCCACTCGACGTTGTGTTTTGTCCAGCGGGGCATCCCGTCTCGCGTTCCGATCTCGCGCAGTTCCCAGAGGCCGGCTACTACACGTGCACCTACCGCGAGCCGCCGGGCAACGGGCCACGCTGCGGCCGCTCGATGCTCGTGCTCTTCGTGCACCGCGTGGCGAAGGACGGGACCGGCCGCCACATCCGGAAGGTGTTCATCAGCGAGATCGACTGGCGGGAATTCCGATGGCTTGAGTCCCAAGGGATCACGGACGTGTTCGAGATGATCGCCGTGCTGGGCGAGCGATACGACCCGCCGCGGCGATCGAAGGCCGGCTAACCCACATCAACCGGAGCCCCATATGACCCTCCTCACGGTAGTCCTGCTCGTCGTCCTCGTGGTGCTGCTGGTTCATCTGTGGGACCGCATCCCGATCGCGGAGCCGGTCAAGAGCACCGTCGTCACGATCACCGCGATCGTCGCGATCGGGTTCGTGGTGGTACTGGCCATCCTGCGGCGAATCCACCTACAGTGATAGTGCGTCGCGATCTTCCGCGTTGCCCCTCGCGCGCGTCAGGCGTTATTCTGTCCGGGCACTCGCACGACCCGACAACTACGCCAGGCTTGACCGCCGGCCGTTCCGCGCCTTCCCGGACTCAGGGGCGCGACGGCCGGCGGTTTCGTTTCCCGTTGCCCAGGATCCGAGAATGGCCGCCGACCCGCGCCGGACGATCGACATCGTGGTCGACCGCGACGATATCGCTGCGCTGCAGCTGCTCTATGATGCGTTCACGCACGCCGATCGCGTGCCTCACCCCGCCGCAGAGGATCTGCACCGGATCCGGCGCATCATCCGCGACCTCGATCGCGGCTACACCAAAGCGTTCAGTGCGATGCCGCACGGGCGCTTCGCTGACCAGTCGAGGCGCGGTGAGTGCGTCTGATGCCGACGTCCTCGGCGAGGCGATCATCCGCGAGTACACGCTGGCCTGCCAAGCGCGTGACCTCATCCGCGTCGCGCACGCCAGACACGCCCTGTTCGTTCACGTGCGCGAGATCGAGTTCGAGCTCGCAAAAGCGATGCAAGATCCGCGGCCCGCGCTCCAGGCGGCCCGCCAGCTCGCCGCCGCTGCCGCGGTGTGGTACGCGATCGCGGGCATCGACGTGAAGGCCGCCCCGCCACCGCGCACAGCACCCGAGGAGAACCTGGGATGAGCAAGCAGGCGTGCAAGAAATGCTTCGGCACCGGCGTGATCGCGAAAGCGACGATCTCTCGGAGCCTGAAGGCCGAGCTGACCATGCGGCGCTGCGGATGCATTCCTCTCACGCGGAAGCAGTTTGACGAGATCACCGCGACGATCACGGAGTCGTTCACGCGGGAGTACAACCGGCGACTGCCCGAGGTGTTGTCATGAGCGAGCGGATGGGAGAACTGACCATCTCGAAGGAATTGTGGCTCGACCTGCTTTGTCTCGATCCTGAGACGCACCGGATTGTGAGCGCGCGGAATTCGGAGGACGGGCTCTCTATCGAGATGCTGATCGAGGGGCCGGACATGCCGGAAGTCACTAGCGCGCAGATTCAGCCGTTCAAGCCCGTGTATCGGAAGAAAGACTGGGAGCGCATCGGGTGAGACTTGCCGGTTGGCGGAAGCGTGAGTCCCAGCGCGCCGTGGTGAGCGGATTGGTCGCCATGAACGCGCAGGACTACGAGCGAGCGGAGATGCTCTTCCGCCTCGCCGTCGAGTGCTATCCCAAGCATTTCGGCGCGTGGGTCAATCTCGGCAACGCCGCGGGCAACCGTGGCCGTCACCGTGACGCGCTCCGCTACTACCACCACGCCCACACGCTCGCGCCGTTCGACCCCGCCCCACGCGTCAATATCGCGCATGCGCACCTACAGCTCGGCGAATATCGCGACGGCTGGTCGATCTACGAGGAGCGGTGGCACGATCCAACATTCCACGCGCGTACGTCGATCGCGGTCGCCGCGGGCACTGAGCTGGCGAAGCGATGGGATGGGGCCGTGCACCGAGATCGCTCGTTACTGATCTTCGCCGAGCAGGGCGCGGGCGACGTGCTCATGATGCTCCGCTACTGGGGGCTGCTCGAGCAGACCGGCATGCACGTCATCTATCGAGTGCCCGCGAACCTCTGGCGTCTCGTGCGCTACAACGTCCCCAAGGGCGCGGACGTGGTCACCGACACCGAGCCGGTGCCGCGGCACGACTATCACGCCGCGTTCATGTCGCTCCCGTACCTCTTCCGCACCTGGCGCGCGGCGGATATCCCCGGGTCTGCCGGCTACCTGCACGCTCGGCCACACCCAGAAGTCGCATCGCTGCCGGGCTACCGAGTCGGTCTCGTGTGGAAGGGAAATCGTGCCCACAAGGGCGATGCGATGCGAAGCATTCACAACTCCGATCAACTCGCGCCGCTCTTCGAGACGGCAGGCGTGACGTGGGTCTCGCTGCAGCTCGGCGAGGCGAACGGGATGAAGCAATTCGAGACGCTCGACTTCTACGAGACTTCTACCGTCGTTCGTTCGCTACACGCGGTTGTCTCTGTCGATACGTCCACTGCTCACATCGCCGGTGCGTTATGCGTGCCGACTTTGTTGATGATCGGCGCTCCGAACGATTATCGATGGATGGCGAGCGGAGATCGAACGCCGTGGTACTTCAACACCACGCTTTTCCGATGCGAACGGCCGCACGCGTGGCCGAAAGTCATTGAGAGCGTCAGGAGTGAGCTCACACGGCTCGTCGACCAGAGGCGCGCGGCATGATCACGATGCGAATCACGCTCGACACCAGCGATGTCGTCAAGCAACTGACGGCACTCGAGCAGAAACAGCTTCCGTTCGCACGTTCGCTCGCGATCAACCGCCTCGGTGAGGCATTCCAGAAGGCGGAACGCGAACGTCTCGGCTCGATCTTCACTCTGCGGCGGAAAGACTTCATCGAAAAACAGGGCGTGAAGCGCCTGAGCGGCATCGCGACCAAAACCGATCCGACGGTCACGTACGGCATGGACCGCAAGGCGGACTTCCTCGCCAAATTCGAGCGCGACACCCGGAAGTTCCCGACCAGAGGCTCAGGCCACATGCTGGCGGTGCCAGCGAGCGGCGTCCGTCGGAACAAGCGCGACATCGTGACGTCCGGGAACAGGCCGCGAGCACTGATAGAGCGGTTCGGATCACTCAAGGGCGCACGCCAGGTGATCGTGATCGATAAGCAGACCGGAAAGATCGGTCCCGGGATCTATCAACGCACCGGGCGCAAAGGGCGAGGGTCGCTCAAGGCGATGTTCGTGTTCAAGCCGAGCGTGTCGATCGACCCAGAGCTCCACTTCGTCGACACAGCGAAGCGCGTGGCGCAAGAACAGTGGCCCGCGATCTTTGCGACGGCACTCGCGGAAGCGTTGCGGACGGCGCGATGAACCTAACGAGTCGTAGTGGCACGATTTTTTTGCGGGTCCTTCCGCCGCGATTGCCGCAGGTCCCGTGCGGGCGAGGGTACCCACTAGTGAAAGACTTTCGGAACCATCGACTTAGATGCCCCGGCTGAAATCCGACGGCGAGTGGGTCTCCGGCGCCGAGGCTGCCCGTCGGATCGGGGTCACGGCGCAGTCGCTCGGCGTGTGGGGCGCGAAGCCGGACGCGCCGGTGAAGCGTGAGGGCGGGAAGCTGCTCTATGCGTGGCCCAAGTTCGCCCGCTGGCGTGAGGCGCAGCTGTTGGCGGAGCGGAACGCCAAACCGAACGACATCGTGGAGTACACGAGGCGGAAGATGGCGGCCGAGGTGGAGATGGCGGAGATGGAACGCGACGAGATGGCCGGCAGGCTCGTATCGGTCGACGACTTCCGGCAGACGGTGCGGCAGATCACGACGACGATCCGGGCGCAGCTGCTGGCCGTGCCGGGCCGGTACGCGGCGCGAACGGTCGGTCTGCCCTCGCTCCCGGAGTCGCAGCGCGCTTGGGACCACGCGGTACGGGACATTCTCGCGGAACTACAGGAGGGGTGAGTGCCCGAGGAAAGACCTACTAGGTACCGTGATGTACCAGCACCAGAAAATGACTGTCTGGGTTGTGCGGCGCACTACGCTGAGTACCAACGAGCATCATTCCTGCTCGAGCGACTGGCCGAGGATCACTTCCCCGACCAGGCGTCCTTTGACGCGTGGATTGCGCGTCAGATAGCCCTCGTGTTTCGCAGGTGACGGCAGTCGCGGTCGAGGCGCCTAACGCCTCCCGGCTGTGGGATCTGTGGCGGGAGGAGCGCGCTGCGGCGTTCGCTCCGCCGCCGCTCTTGACCGTCAGCCAGTGGGCCGATCAGTACCGCATCGTGCCGTCCTACTCGGCCGAGCCGGGGCGGTGGGTGACGGAGAAGACGCCGTACCTGCGCGACGTGATGGACGCGTTCTCCGATCCCGCGATCAACCGCGTCGTGTTCATGAAGTGCCGCCGGATCGGCGCGACGGAGGCCGGGATCAACGTCATCGGCTACTTCATCGCGCAGGACCCGAGCCCGATCTTCATCGTCCAGCCCACGGTTGATGATGCCAAGGATTTCTCGAAAGAGCAGCTCACTCCGACGATCGAAGAGACCGAGTCGCTCCGCGCTCGAGTCAGCGAAGCGTCGTCACGCGATTCCGGCAATACGCTCCTCGCCAAGCTTTTCCCCGGCGGTGCCCTCTATCTCGTGGGTGCGAACAGTCCTCGAGGATTCCGTCGGCGAACCGCTCGCGTCGTGGTGCTTGAGGAGGTGGATGGCTATCCACCGTCCGCGGGCACTGAAGGCGATCAGGTAAAGCTCGCGGAAGGTCGATCCGACACGTTCCAGCATCGGCGCAAAGCGTACCTCAACTCGACGCCGACGCTCAAAGGCTACTCGCGGATCGAGCGCGAGTACGAGGCGAGCGACCAGCGTCGCTACTTCGTCCCTTGCCCCGACTGCGGCCACGAGCAGACGCTCGTCTGGGGGCGCGTCAAATGGGACGACCACGCGCCCGCGACGGCCGCCTTCGTGTGCGAGGGCTGCGGCGTGCTCATCCCGGAGAGCCAGAAGTTCGGGATGGTCGCCAAAGGCCGGTGGGTCGCGACGAACCCGGGGCACAAGACGGCGGGCTTCCACATCTCCGCGCTCTACTCGCCGTGGATTAGCTGGGGCGAGCTCGTGGAGGAGTGGCTCGCGGCGCAGCAGAATCCGCTCCTGCTCCAGGTGTTCGTCAACCAGTCGTTAGGCGAGTCGTGGGAGGACCGCCGGGGCGGGCTCGATCCGGATTCGATGTGGGTGAACCGGCGCGAGCCCTACACCGCGGTCCCGCTGGCTGCGGGGGCCATCACGTGCGGCGGCGACATCCAGCACGACCGCGGCGAGTTCATCGTGCGCGCGTGGGGCGCAGGCGAGGAGAGCTGGCTGCTCGAGCGCGTCATCGTCTTCGGCGACCCGACCACCGACCAGTTCTGGGCCGACGTCGACGCCGTGCTCGCGCGCACGTACGAGCACGAGTCGGGCGCGCAGATGCGGATCCTCGCCACCGCGATCGACGCCGGCGACAACTACGAGCGCGTGCTCCGCTACTGCGCCCCGCGGTTCGGCCGCGGCGTGCGCGCGATCAAGGGGGGCTCGCTGCCGGCGGCGCCATTCATCCCGAAGCGGCCGACGCGCAACAACAAACACCGTTGCCCGCTCTTCGTGCTCGGCGTCAACCAGGGCAAAGCGCTGATGTTCGGCCGCTTGAAGATCGTCGGCACCTCGACCGAGGCGTCGGCGGCCTACAAGTACCACTTCAACCTCACGGCCGACCGCGACTACTTCGAGCAGCTCACCGCGGAGAAGGCCGAACGGAAGCAGGTCAACCGCATATGGACCGTGGTGTACACGTGCCCGGAGCACCGCCGGAACGAAGTCTCGGACTGCGAGCTCTACGCGCTGGCGGCGCTCTACCTGGGAAATCTCCGCGACTCACTGACGAAGCGCGCGAAGGCGCTCCAAGAGCGCGGCGCCGCACCGCAGGCGCAGGAGCCGGCGCCGGAGCCGCAGTCCGAGGCGCTCACGGAGCAGGATGTACCGAGCCCACCACAGCCACCGAAACGAGGCTGGGTGAAGGGTCGCCGCGGGGGCGGCGGATTCACCCGGGGCTGGCGCGGATGACGCCGATCGAGACGAATCGCCTCTCCCGCCTCACGCTGCGGAAAGTGACGATCCTGCTTCACCTCGAGGCCGGCCGGAGCTACAAGCAGATCGCTGCGGCGCTCGGGATACACGAGGAGACCGTGCGGGCGCACGTCCAGGCGATCGCCGAGACGCTGCCCCCAGTCTCGCGCGTCCTGCCGCCGCAGCTCCGCGTCATGCTCTGGTGCCACGCGCTGCTCCGCGAGAACGCGGACGTGGTCGCCCATGTCAGCGGCTCACCCGCGAACGTCGCGTGATGGTTAGAGTGCTCGCCAGAACCGCCAGCCCAAAGCTCATTTGGGCCTGCGAGGAATGCGGCAAAGGCTTCACCGATGGCGAGATGTACTTCGAGGTTGAGGCGCCCGAATCGTTCTTGTTGCACCGCGACTGCACCAACGAGTTCGGTAGGCGCCTTATCGCGGCCGCCGGATGTGACGTAGCGACCTACCGGAAGCGGTAACTAGCGAGCCGGGGGGTTGACACCCAAAAATGCTAGCGTGCGCGAATACCGCTTAAACCTCACGCGATCCGTGACCGCGACGCCGCCTCGCGAGCGGCTCTCCCACGAGGATGGGGTCACCCGCCAGCTCAACGCCGCGTACTGGCGACACCACGCGCAGCTGACCGATCACAACGCACGGGGCCTCCTCGAAGGGGGCCCCGACGAGTTTTCGGGCAACCTCTCCCAGTACATCGCCGACGGCCTCTCTGGCGGTTGGCTCGTCGAGTCGCCGCGCGCGGCCCTCAACCGCCAGAAGCTCAAGCGGATCAACGCGCGCAAGAAAGCGCGGCAGCGCGAGGCGTTCGTCGCGAGCGTCACGGGCCGCTCAGGGCGGCCGTTTGTGCGCGGGTAACCCTCACCGTTGATACTCCCATGACCCGAGAAGAAGCGCTCGAACGAGCGATCGCCCAGGAAACCGAGACGCAGAACAAGCTCCGCGGCGAGATCGCCGAGCTGCGCGCCGAGAACGACGCGCTCAAGGCCGCCGCGAAGCCAGCAGCTCCGGTGTCGCCGGCTGCCGCCGTCGCCGAGAAAGCTCCGGCCCACCACAAGCCGGCGTCGCCCGCGAAGTGAGCTACACAATCCCGACCGGGGTGCCTTCGGCGTTCGCCGCGGGCACCACGCTGACGTTCAAGGTCCCGGAGCGCCCGGACTTCCCCCTCTCCGAGAGCTGGATCTACACGTTTTACCTCGTCGGCTACCTGGGCGCCTCGGCCGTCGGCACCGGCGCCAGCGGTGAGTACACGTTCACGATCGCCGCGACCAGCACCGCCAACGTGCTCCCCGGCCCGTACCAGTGGGAGATCCGCGCGAGCATCGGCGGGGCCGTGTATACGGCGTACGCCGGCCGCCTCGAGGTCACGCGGAACCTCGCCACCCTCACGGCCACCGACTCGCGCTCGTGGACCGAGAAGATGATCGCGACGCTCGAGTCGGTGCTCTACGGCAACGGGACGATCCCGGTGACCGAGGAGTACACGATCCACGGCCGGCACATGCGCTACATGTCGCGGAAGGAACTCTTCGATCTCCTGAAGCAGCTCCGCGGCGAGCTCGCGGCCATTGCCGGCGGCGGGAAGAAGCCGGCGATTCGCACGTATTTCGGCAATGCCCGTTAGGCGCTCGCTCTGGGATCGCGCGCTCGGCGCGATCGGGCTCACCCGCACCGCGACGCTCCGGCCGCGCGCCAGCTACTTCAGCGGCGCCAGCGCGAGCCGCCTGCTCTCCGATTTCGTCGGGTCGGCGGCGTCACCCGATCAGCTGATCCGCGCCGACGCGAAGACGCTGCGGCAGCGTGCCGAGGAGCTCGTGGCGAACAACTCCACCGCCTCGCGCGTCCCTTCCCTCTTCTCCGAGAACGTGATCGGCAAGGATGGGATCATCCTGCAGCCCCGGGTCCAGTCGACGCGCAACAGCGACGACGGCACCCCGCGCTACAACAAGCAGGTCAACGAGGAGATCGAGCGCGGCTGGTGGGACTGGTACGAGGCGCGGAACGCGTCGGCCGACGGGCTGCACTCGTGGTGCGAGCACGAGACGCTGATCGCCGAGCGGGAGCCGGTCGCGGGCGAGGTGTGCCTGCGCCTGCTCGACAACTTCGAGAACCCGCACGGCTTCACGACCGAGGTCCTGGACCCCGCGCAGCTCGACTGGTCGATCAACCGGAAGCCGAGCGACGTCCAGAACGAGATCCGGATGGGCGTCGAGATCAACCTCTGGGGCCGCCCGGTGCGGTACTGGGTGCTCTCGAATCACCCGTCCGAAGGGGTGCGCGTGGGATCGAAGCGCTATATGCCGATCCCCGCCGAGGACCTGATCCACCTCTACCTGTTCCGCTACGAGCGACAGACGCGCGGACTCACCTGGTTCGCGCCGGTGATCGTCGACCTGCAGATGCTGGGCGGCTACCGCGAGGCGGAGCTCGTGGCCGCGCGCGTCGCGGCGTCGAAGATGGGCTTCCTCAAATCCATCAATCCGGACGGGCCGGCGCCCAACCTCGAGGCCGAGGACGGCGAGGACCACGTGCGCTGGGACGCGGACCCGGGCGTGATTGAGCAGCTGCCGGAGAACACCGAGTTCCAGAGCTGGGATCCGACACACCCGACCAACGCGTTCGCGGAGTTCGACAAGGCGATCCTGCGCTCGATCGCCACCGCGCTCCGCGTCTCGTACATGTCGCTCTCGTCGGACCTCTCCGACACCACGTACGGCAGTGGGCGCATCGGGCTGCTCGCCGAGCGCGCGGTCTATCAGAAGCTCCAGCAGCGGCTCATCGAGAAGGTGCACACGCGCGTCTACCGGCGCTGGCTCCGGTCGGCGATCCTGCACGGCGCGGTGCGGCTCGCCTCCTACGATCCGACGCAGTACCACGCCGTGACGTGGCACCCGCGCGCCTTCCCGTGGATCGATCCCGCGGCCGACATCGACGCAGCCGAGAAGGAGCAGAAGCTGGGCATCAACAACATCACCCGGATGGCGGCCGCCCAGGGGCGCGACCTGGGTGAGCTCCTGGACGAGCGGAAGCGCGAGCGCGACGAGTTCCGGAGGCGCGGCATCCCGCACCCCGACGACCTGCTCGAGGCCGAGATCGAGAGCTTGAAACAGCCGGCGCCTCCCGAGGGCGCCGGTTCCACATCGGGCGGCCGGATCCGGCGCGTCGCCTCAGCCTAACAACTGATGACACACCGACTCGATGGCATTCTGCGCGCGGTGAGCGCGCAGCCGTGGGCGATCCAGCCCGAGAAGCTGGACGCCATCCTCGACGTCCTTGAGATGCGCGCGGCGGGCCTCACGTTCACGCGCGAGGAGATCCAGGCGCGCGTCGGCGATGGCCGGCGGACGAACGCGCCGACAGCGGCGCAGGGGTCCGTGGCGATCCTCCCGATGTATGGCGTGCTCTCGCAGCGGATGAACCTCATGTCCGACGTGAGCGGTGGCACGAGCACCGAGAAGTTCGCGGCGGAGCTCGACGCCCTCGTCAACAACCCCCAGGTCTCCGCGATCGTGCTCGACGTGGACTCCGAGGGGGGCTCGACGTTCGGGATCCCCGAGGCAGCCGCGAAGATCCGCGCCGCGCGCGAGGTGAAGCCGATCTACGCCGTCGCGAACGGGATCATGGCGTCGGCCGCCTACTGGCTCTCCGCGCAGGCCACCGAAGTGATCGCCTCGCCCTCGGCGTTCGTCGGCTCGATCGGCGTCTTCGGCGTCCACACGGACATCACCGGCGCCGAGGAAAAGGCCGGCATCAAGCGCACGATCATCTCGGCGGGCAAATACAAGGCGGAAGGCATTGGCGCCCTCGGCGACGACGCGCGCGGCGCGATGCAGGCGACCGTCGACCAGATGTACGCGATGTTCGTGGCGGACGTGGCCAAGGGCCGCGGCGTCACTGCGTCCGCTGTGCGGAGCGGGTATGGCGAGGGCCGCGCGCTGCTCGCGAAAGACGCGCTCGACGCCGGCATGATCGATCGCGTGGCCACGCTCGACGACGTGGTGGCGGAGCTCACCGCCGGCCAACCGCCTGGCCGCCAACGGCTCCGCGCCGAATCTGCACCCCAACTCGCCGCCTCGTTAGGCGGCGTTCTCGTATCCGGCACCGTCGTCGAGACGGCCGCCTCGACCGAGACGGCGATCCGTCTCGTCCCCGTTGAGCCGAACGGTTCAACCCAACCCTCCCCATCGGCCCCCAAGGCCAAGGAGAATACCGTGAGTGACACTCCCACGGTGGTCCCAGGGGCCACCAGCGCGGAGCTCGCGACGGTTCAGGCGGAGCTGGCCCGCCGAGAATCGATCGCACAACTCTGCGCCCTGGCAGGCGCGAGCCTGTCCGACATGAACACGTTTATCGCGAGCGGCAAGACGGCCGACCAGGTGCGCCAGGAGCTCGCCGGCCGCCAGAAGGCGCCGAGCGCGACCGCCGTCACCGGCATGGTCGACCGCGAAGCCACGCGCCCGTTCGCCTCGTTAGGTGAGCAGCTCCGGGCCATCGCCCACCACGGCATGGGCCTCGGGACGGACAAGCGGCTGCTGCAGCTGAACGCCGCCCTCTCGAGCGGCGCCGCGTCCGCCAACGTCCCGAGCGACGGGTCGTTCCAGATCCAGCAGGACTTCGCCCTGGACCTCACGAAGGATGCCTTCGGCGAGGGCACGCTGGCCGGCGACTGCTCGAAGACGCCAGTCTCGGGCACCTCGGACGGCCTCCGCGTTATGTACATCGACGAGACCTCGCGCGCGACCGGCTCGCGCTGGGGCGGCGTCCAGGTCTACCGCGGCGCCGAGGGTGACAGCCCCACGGCGAAGAAGCCGCAGTTCGGCGAGTGGGAGCGGCGCGTCTACGACATCATCGGCGCGGCCAAGGTCAGCGAACGGCTGCTCGATGACACGACGGCGCTCGCGTCGGTCCTCAGCGAGTCGTTCACCAACGAGTTCGACTTCGTGGTGGATGACGAGATCGTGCGCGGCACCGGCGCGGGCCAGTGCCTCGGAGTCCTCAACTCGCCCGCGCTCGTCTCGGTCCCGAAAGAGACCGGCCAGATCGCGGATACCGTCGTCGCCGAGAACATCATCAAGATGTGGGCGCGGCTGCTGCCGCGCGCGAAGCGGCGGGCGAAGTGGTACATCAACCAGGAGATCGAGCAGCAGCTCCAGACGATGCAGATCGGCACGGGCGCGAGCGGCCAGCTCGTCTACATGCCCCCGGGCGGCCTCTCCGGGTCGCCGTTCGGCACGATCTACGGTCGGCCGGTCCAGGTCGTGGAGCAGTGCTCGGCGCCCGGCGACGTCGGCGACGTCATCCTCGCGGACCTCTCCGGCTACAAGCTGATAACGAAGGGTGAGCTGCAGAACGATGACTCGATTCACGTCGCGTTCCTCACGCACGAGCGGACCTTCCGCTGGCTCAAGCGAGTGGGTGGTGCTCCGAAGCTCAAGAGCGCGCTCACGCCGTACAAGGGCAGCAACACGCTGTCCGATCACGTCGCGCTCGCCGCGCGCTAACCCCCTCGGGAGACTCTGACATGTCTACGGGTTTGCAGATGATGAGTTCCCATTACGAAATGGGGCTCGCGCCAGTCGCTGACGCCTTCGACACCTCGGCCACGAGCGATGTCGTCAGCATGAAGTATCACAACCGCGTCCGCTTCGTGGTCCTGTGGGGCGTCGGCGCGACGGGGACCGTGACGCTGACGGTCGAGGCGTGCGACGATGTCACGCCGTCCAACACCTCGGCGGTCGCGTTCCATTACCGCGTGACGGTCGCCGCAGCTGCGCCCGGCGCGGTGACCGCGGCCACGTCGGCCGGCTTCACCACGACCGCGGGCTCGAACCAGATCATCGAAGTGGAGGTGCCTGCCGAGAACCTGCTGGCGTCGGGCTACTCCTACGTCCGGCTCAAGGCCGTCGAGGTCACCAACTCGCCGATCCTCGGCGGGATCCTGATCGAGATGCTCGAGCCGGCCTTCCCGAACAAGACGCAAGGCTCGTCGGTCACCTAACGGCGACCGGAGAAACTCAGGACGGCGAACCAGGCGCTCGATGATGGGCGCCTTTCGCTTTTCTGAGGGTTTCGCCTAACGGCGGTCCCGCACGGGATCGGAACCCTCAACCGAATCACCCATGTCAACGAAAGCCAGATACGAAGGCGGCGTCCTCCGGTACTACGACGGGACGACGTTCGAGACCGTCCACGCCTTTGCGCCACTCTGGGGCAAGGACGACTTCGAGAAGCAGGCGCTGGACACGACGGTCGGGTGGACTGCGCTGGACACCGGCGACGCCACAGAAGCGCTCGTGGAAGATGCGCCGAGCGGCGTTCTGGCGCTCGCGCTCGCGGCGACGTCCGAAGCGGAGCTCGCCGGCGTCTCGTGGAACGACAAGCGGACGCTGGTGCTCAACCAGGGGCTCAACATCGAGTTCCGGTTCCGCTTCTCGGTGCTCCCCTCGGCCTCGACGTCGATCGTGGCGATCGGCCTCGCCGGCGATCATAACGCGACGCTCGATACGGTCGCGGAGTCGATCATCTTCCGCGCCGACGGCTCGGGCGCGATCACGGTCGAGAACGATGACACCTCGAACGAGACCTCGAAGGTCGCGACCGGCGTCACCGTGACCACGAACGACTGGGTCGTCGCCCGGATCGACTGCTCAGACATCGCGGACATCAAGTTCTACCTCAACGGGAACCGCGTGGCGGGCGGGACGACGTTCACGATGGCGACGGTGCCGACGCTGGCGCTGCAGCCCTACGCCCGCATCTCGAAGGCCTCGTCCGCGTCGGTCGGCACAGTGCAGATCGACTACGTGAAGTGGTGGCAGAACCGGAGCGCCTAACTCATGACGTTCACGGAAGACCTCGCGGCGTTCCTCGTCGACTTCGGCGTGCCGGTGTCGTTCTCGGGGAGCGCGGTGGGCATGGTCGGCATCGCCGACGCACCAGGCGCGCTCGACCTGGCGTCCATCACGGGCGTTGGCGAGGGCGCGCAGCTCCTCGGCGTGCAGACCACCGACAAGACGGTGCTGATCCGCACGTCGCAGAAAGGCGCGCTCAAGCCGGGCACCGCCATCACCGTCGACGGCGTGAGCGGGGTCGTGCGGTACCTGCTCGCGCACGAGGACGGGGCGTTCACCGTCGTGTGGTGGTACTGATGGCCTCACGGCGGGACGTGATCCTCGACGCGATGGTGGCGTTGTTAGGCACCGGGACGGTCAACGGGCACGCGCAGCCTGCGGGCCTGACGGTGTCGCGCCAGCGCACCCTCCCCCTCGACGCCTCGCAGCTCCCGGCGCAGGCGGTCTACCTGATCGACGAGGAAATCTCGACCGGGCCCGGGCGCGGCCCGTCGCGGCTCGCGCGGCGGAAGATGCGCGTGTGCGTCGAGCATCGGTGCGTCGTCACGACGACCGCCGACCAGGATGTCGATCCCCTCATCTCGTGGTCCGTGCAAGCGCTCTGCGCTAACCCGCAGCTCGCCACGGGCGTGCATGACATACAGGAAATGGGAACCGTGTGGGACCAGACCGACAGCAGCTTGTTAGGCGCGGCCCGGACGATGTTCCTCGTTGATTACCTCACCGCTGCGACCGATCCGGACGCGGTGGCCTAACCCCCCGGAGCACTCACTTCCATGGCTACGAATACCCCGAGTCCCGACAATGTCACCTTTGGCAGAGGCAAGGTGATGTTCGCGCCGTTCCTCACGACGGCCGCGCCCGTGCAATACTTCCATTTCGGCAACTGCGACACGTTCTCGATCGGCGTCGCGCCCGAGACGGTGGACATGACGAACTTCATGACCGAGACCTCGGCGCCGTACAAGTCGGTGGTGAAGAAGGTGAACATCCCGATCAAGATCGGCGGGTTCGAGTTCGCGTCGTTCAACAACAAGATCAACTTCATGGGTGATCAGACGTCGTACACCCAGGCGGCGGCGACGATCACCGGCGAGACGCTCGCGTCGGCGGCGATCACGGGGCTCAAGGGATCGTTCTTCCGCACCACGAAGCGGTCGATCTCCGGTCTGATCATGACGCAGAGCTCGACGACGATGGTGAGCGGGACGGACTACACGATCGAGGATGCGTCGGCCGGCGTGGTCAAGATCCTCCCGACCGGCTCGACGATCACCGATGGCACGGCGCTGCTCCTCACGTACGCGCACGCCGCGATCACGGGCGCGGGCCTCACGGTCGTCCGCGCGGCGGTGGACACGTCGGTCGAAGGTCGCCTCCTGTTCCTGCCCGACAACACCACCGGCCCCGACAACGAAGTCCTCGTCTGGAACGCGACGCTGCGCCCGGATGGCGACATCGGATTCATCGGGGAGAACGACTTCCTCAAGTGGAACCTGACGGGCGTCGTGCAGGACGACAGCGCCGGCACGTACGGCGGCTCGACCGCTTGCCCGTATTTCCAGATCACCACGCGGTAACCCCGCTCGAAGGGAGATGCTGACGTCCGCGAGGCCGTTAGGCTGCTCGGGGCGCGTGAGGGCGCCCCGACATCTCCCGACCTACCCCTCACTATGGTCAGGGCATGACGAAAGTCCTCAAACTCGGGAACCGTTGGTTCCAGCCTGCTGAGCAGACCACCGCTCGGCAGGATGGCTGGATGCAGGTGCAGATCGCGGACGCCGGCCTCCTCAAGTTCGTGAACAAGCAGCTCGACGAGGAGACGGCCCGCGAGCTCGTGATCGCAGTCCTCCGGTCGGGCAAGCGCGAGCACCTCCTCGCCGGCGCGCTCGTCGAGGCGGACGTGCCGTGGTCGGTCGCGACCGCGGAGCAGAACGCCGAGTATTTCGCGAACCTCACCGATCCGGAATCGAAGGCGGCACTCGACGAGGCGTTCGTGCCGACGCTCGCCGGTTTTTTTCTCGGCGCTCCCGTATCCTCGGCGCCTTCCCCGAATGCTTCGGTGGAGGCGGGAGCAGCCCCACCCGCGCGGCGCAAGCGCGGGAAGCGCTCGACCGAGGCCGCGGTGCCGGTGCCGGTGGCCAGTGGCGCGGAGTTGCCCGCGAGCTCGTAGGCGGTGACGCCGCGGCCGTTGAGTCGGCGCTGGACTGGCCGCTCGTGGACCTCCTCCACGCCCTCCGCCTCACGCTCCGCGCGCGCGCGACGGAACGGTATCACACCGAGGTGCAGGTCTGGGCGGCGCTCGCCCCACACCAGAAGCAGGCCGAGAAACCCCCGAAACTTCCGGAGATCCTGAAATCCTAACGTGACCGTTCTACGACGCTCTGAGTTCGGACGGAAGGCGATCTCTCTTGCGCCGGTTGCAGGCGCCGCAGGCCGGGCGGAGGTTCGCGGGCCAGTTGCTTCCGCCCCGCGAGATGGGGATGACATGATCGATGTCGCGCCATTCGGCACCGCACATCCAGCAGCGTCCGCCATAGTACGCGACGCGCGCCATCACCTGTTCGCGGGTCGCGGTCCCGGGCGCTCCTCTCAGGCGTGCTCGCCGCCTGTGCGACTTAAGCCGCGCCCACATCCGGTGCGTCTCGCGCTCCCGAGCGACATACGCCTTTTGGCGGCGCAATACTTCTGGAAGGTTGGCCTTGCGCCACTTGTAGTAGCACTCGCGGACCTTCTCCGGATTCCGCTTCCGGTACGACCGCACCGTCGCTTTGACCGCCTCGCGATTGCGCTGGTAGTAAGCAAGCGACTCTCGACGGTCCTTATCTGCCCATGCCGGGTCTACAAGTCGACGCTCGCGCCGCGCCGCGTTCTGTCGCGCCTGATGGCCAGGGTCATTGAGCTTCCACTGGCGGTTGTACTCGCGCATGCACGCCCTGCATGGCGAGCGATAGCCACGACTCCCGGCGCTGCGGCGCAGGAAATTGGCGTCGGCGTCCTCGTAGTGCGTTCCGCACTTCCCGCACGTCTTTCCTTTCATCGGACGTTAGGCTAAGACGATGCAATATAAGACATTGAGACGTTAGGCGCCATGACGACACCTAACGTTCAAGTTCGTTTTTCGGCAGACGATCAGGCGACCGACGTCGCCCGCAAACTCCTCGAGGTGCTGCGGCAGCTGGATAAGCAGCAGAAGGACGCTGCGGCGTCGGCCGGCACGCTCGCCGCGCCAGTGAAGACCGCGGCGGACGGCTTCGATCGGATGTCGAAGTCGATCATCGGGCTCCGGTCCAGCACGGGCGGGCTCGACGCGATCAGCAAGCGCGTGGCGCTGTTGGGCCAGGGGCTCCAGTCGGCGAGCACGCGCTCGGCGTCGCTCACGAAACTGCAGGCGGCGGAGCTCCAGCTCCAGAAGGCGCTCCAGCAGTCGAACCTGACGCTCGAGCAGCGCATCCAGCTTGAGCGCGAGCTCGCAACCATCCGAAGCACGATCCAGGGCGCGACCCCCGACGTCCCGCAGGGGGCGCTCAGCCGGTTCCAGCAGCTCCACGCCACGCTCGTCTCGATCGCCGCGGCAATCGGCGCGATCCGCCTACTCGGGATCGCAAAGGACGCGATCGACGCCGCCGACTCGATGGAGGAACTGTCGCAGCGCACCGGTGTGTCCGTCGAGTCGTTGTCGGTCCTGGCTGCCGAGGCGAAAAAGGCCGGTGCTGACACGGAGTCACTGGCGACCGGATTCCGCCAGCTCGCCAAGACGCTCGAGGACATGCGGAGTGGAAACCAGCAGGCGGCCGCTTCGTTCCGCGCGATCGGACTCTCGGCGAATGATCTCAAGGGGCTCTCGCTCGACCAAGTGCTCATCCGCGTCGCAAACGCGATGGCGAAGTTCGAAGATGGGTCGGGCAAGTCCGCCGTCGCCACACAGATCTTCGGGCGCGCTGGTGAACAGCTCATCCCGCTGCTCGAGCAGCTGGCGAACGGCGGATTCGACCGCGCCCGCGAGAAGGCTGAAGCGTTAGGCGCTGTGTTGAGTGGCGACGCGGCGCACGCGGCCGGCGAGTTCAATGACGCCCTCGTGAACCTCCGGTCGTCGCTCAGTGGCTTCACCAACCAGCTCGCCGGGCCGCTCCAAGGGCTTTCGAACCTCATCAACGGGGTCGCGGAGTTCCTCGGGAAGCTCCCGGGACCGCTCAAGGCGTTCATGGTGGGTGCCGGCGTTGCGGGCGCGGCGGCGCTGGTACTGGCCGGCGCGGTCGGCGCGCTCGTGTTCGCGCTCGGCGCGCTCGCCGAGGTATCGGGGGTCGGGGTGATTGCGGCGATCATCGGGGCGATCACTGGTCTCGGCGCCGCGGCGGCGTCCTCCTCCGCGCTCGTCAAGGAGCTCGGCAGCGACCTTTCGGCGCTCGACAAGGACGACAAGCTGGCCGCGCTCGTGGCGACGAACCCCACGGGGCAGAAGAAGGGGACGATCGCGATCCCCGACCCGGCGGCCGAGAAGGCGGCGCGCGCGGCACAGCTCGCGCAGATCCGGCAGGCGGCGCAGGACGAGCTCGCGGCCACGCGCGCAGGGCTCGCGGAGACGGAGGAGATCGAGAACGAGCGGTTCGCGCAGCGCCTCACGTCCCTCTCCGGATTCTTCCGCGCCCGCACGAATATCGTCGAGCAGGGGATCGCGGCCGAGCTCAAGGCGCAGAACCAGCAGCTCACCCGACTCAAGGCCGAGCCGCTCACCGAGAACACCGAGGCCGCGCGGACTCAGCGCACGACCGAGATCCAGGCGCTCGAAGCGTCGATCGCGCGCACGAAGGTCGAGGGCGAGACGCGGCTGCTCTCGCTCGTCGAGCAGGAGCGCGTTGCGCGGAAGTCGGCCGAGACCGAGTTCACATCGTTCATCGCGCAGATCGCGACCGCACAGGGCCAGACGCTGCAGGCCACGGAAATCCAGATCGCGCAGGCGGCCGAGCGCTTCCGCGAGGTGCTCTCGAACCTCGGCGTGGACTCCACGCAGTCGGAGGCGCTCGTCGGCACGTTCACGACGCTGCTCACGAACCGCGCGGTGATCGCCGACCAGCAGGCGAAAGCCGAGCGGGAGCTCAACGTCCTGGCGCGCGAGCGGGCGACGATCGAGCAGCAGGTCAGCGAGGGCACCATCTCGGAACGGGACGGGGTGCTCGCGATCGCGGAGTCCGAGCGTCAGCACAAAGTCTCCTTGCAGGAGACCGTGACGCTGATGCGGCAGTTCGCGGAGGAGACGAAAGACCCGGCGCTCCTCGACGCGGCCGATCAGCTCCAGCAGCACATCAACAGCATCGGGAAGGTCACGCTCGAGTCCACGCGGCTGATCGCCAACCTCCGGGACTCGCTGCTGAGTGCCGCGGAATCGGACCTCTCCGGATTCCTCGGCTCGGCGATCAACGAGGTGACGTCGCTCGGCGATGCGTTCCGCCAGTTGGGCGCAACGGTCATCGGAAGCTTCCAGCGCATCGCCGCCCAGATCCTGTCGGCGCAGATCATCGAGAAGATCGACGGGCTCCTCGGCCGTAGCACCAGCGGCGGGCAAATCGCGACGGCCGCCGCGGCGTTAGGTGCCAGCGCGACCGCGACCTCGGCAGCCGGAGCGGTCGTCAATACGAGCGCGGTGAGCCTCGGCGGGAGCGCCGGGGCGCTGACAGCATCTGGCGGGATCCTCCTCAGTGCGGCGGCGGCCCTGACCGCGGCAGCGGCGGCCCTGGCGGCGGCTGGTGCCGTGGCGGGTCTGCAGGCGGGGCTCGCCTCACTGCCCGCCGCGTTAGGGTTCGCGAGCGGTGGTCACGTCACGGGGCCGGGCAGCGGCACGAGCGACTCGATCCCGGCGCGGCTCTCGGCGGGCGAGTTCGTCCAGCCGGCGCGCACGGTGGAGCATTACGGCGTGCGCTTCATGGAGTCGCTCCGCCGGCGGGAGATTCCCCGCGACGTGCTATTCGGGCGGGAGCAGCGCCGCGACTCTCGCGGCGAGGGCATTGAGCGCTCGCACTTTCGCAGCCATACGAGGGAAGTCTCTGTCGTTCGGTTCAGTGATTCCGTATTCCTGCGCGATAGTCTCCGCCGCGTCGCCGATTACGCCCACGTCCTCGCGCGTGAGTTTGTGCGGGTCGTTCTCGGGGAGCGCGGCATTCGCGAGGGCGATCAGCGCGGGGATGTGCCTCGGTCCAATATCGGCATCCCCGTCGTAGGGCACCTCGATCGACACGCCGCCGACGGTCGCCCCGCGAATCGTGCAGCACCACTCGCCGCCCTCGGAGATGACGTATCCCGTCCCGTTCGTGCCGGGGACGACGCGGAACGCGTCCGCCCACTGGTCCTCGGTGAGCGCGGGCGGGATAGCGTCGCTAGTGACGTCCGTCATGAGTCTCGCTCGTTGGTGTCGCGGGTTGTCGAGACGATCAGAGAAACGCTATTGGGCCGGGTGCAGCGTAGTGAGTTTCACAGCGAGCGCTCCCAATTCATCCCACCCCTCGCCCCACTCGCCCGCGATTTTCTTATTGGCAAGACAAACAATCTCCACGTCCTCGTCGGTAATCTTGTCGAGCGCATCCGCGAGCGCGCGGAGACGGAGAGCAGTACGGAGCGCAGAAATCGACGGACCGAAGTGATCGCGGAAGTCGGACGTGTCATACAGAGTGGCGATATCACGGAGCAGCGCAGCGTTAGCCGGGACGATCGTCGGAGTAGTAGTCTGGTCGCTCATGTCGTCCGCTCGGTAGTCGAAACAGTACACCGCCTCACCTCACTCCGGCGGGAGGAGCGCAGCGAGCTTCGCGGCGAGCACGCGAACATCGTCCGCCACCCTGCCTCCGAGCTCCTGCCGCGCCGACTCGAGCAAACTCACATCGTCGCGCGTGATCTTTCGCGGATCATCGTTAGGGAGCGAAGCGTTCGCGAGAGCCATAGCGACGGCGGCGTCGTCCCAACTGTTGGCCCGGTACGTGGGGCTGTCGCTCGAGTTCCCGATGTAGGCGTCGAACAGCCAGGTGTCGTCGTCAACCGAGTAGGCCCGCCGCGTGAACTCGCGCAGGGCGGCCCACCACTCGGGCGTGAGGGCGGGCTTGATCGTGGACGTGTCAGCCATGCCACACTCGCGTTAGGGATCCTGCACGATAGCGCGACCCGTGTGCTCGAAACAGTGCGCGACCGGGTGTCATCGCTGGTCGGGCGGCAGGAGCGCAGCGAGGTTCGCCGCGACTCGCTCCAGGTCATAACACACGACCCGCCGGGTGGGGACGCCCGACGTGACCTCGTGTCCAACACGCGGATCGTCGAGCTGACGAACCGCATCTCTGACCGCGCCCACGTCACTGCGCGTGAGCTTGTCCAGCAGCTCCGCGAGCGCTCGGAGTCGGTCCACCTCGCTCGGCAGGAGCATCACCTCACCGACCGATCCAGCACGCGCAATGATACCGCGCAGGAGCGGCGCGTCAGCCGGGAGGACCGGGAGTTCCTTCTCAGTGCCAGTCACGAACATCGCTCGCTGGTGTCGAGGACTCTGCAGACGATCCGGGAGACGTTATTCGGGCGGGAGGAGCGAGTTCAGAAACTCACCGAACTCAATGAATTGCGTCGCGTCACAATGATGGATGATGCGCGGCGAGATCTCGCCGCTGAACGGAAAGTTCCCATCGTGCCAGACGTAGACGTCAAAGCACGTCCCCGCCATCCCAGCATTGTTGAACGTCACGAGCGCCTTCCCGGCATAGCCGCCCATCTGCGGATACCAGCACGCGTACCCCTGCACGATGTCGTTGCCAATCAACACGCGAATTTGGCTGCGCTTGTTGCAGTCGTCGGGAAGCGGCTCACCTTCACGAATGATTCCGTCATCCGGGGCGACCGCAGCAGCAGTGTCAGCCATGAGACTCGCTCGTTGTCGGTGGTGCAGTATACCATTCGGCGGGTGTTTGAAACACTCGCGCGCGACGTCCTCGAGTTCGCGCGCGTGATGGCGCTGGCGACGAGCGTCGCGCACTCGAGCACGAGCAGCGTCCAGGCGTTCGCGTCAGGCGGCTACGTGCGCGGGCCCGGCACCGCGACCTCCGACAGCATCCCCGCCCGGCTCTCCGACCGAGAGTTCGTGCAGCCCGCGCGCGCGACCGCGTACTACGGCGTCTCGGTCATGGAGGCGATCCGCACGCTCCGCATCCCGCGCGAGCTGCTCCTCGAGTTCACCGCCGGGCTGCACACGCCGCGCGTGACGTCGATCGACTCGATCGGGGTGCCGCAATTCGCCGAGGGCGGACTCGTCACGATCGAGCAGCAGCAGCAGGCTGCGGCCGCGGCGCCCGCCCGGAACGACACGCTGCACGTCCTGGTCGAGCACTCCGAGGACGCCATCGTCCGCGTCATCTCCGGCACGAAGGGACTGCGCGCGCTCACGCGGCTCATGCAGGCCAACAAGTCGCAGATCAAGGCAGTGCTCACGTGAGAACGTTCGACCTCGGGATGGTGATGTTCGACGAGGACTGGGAGGGCTATCGCGACTGGACCGAGGCCGCCGAGTACTACGGCGAGACGGACAGCGCGGGCATCTGCACCCCGTCGATCGGCTTCGAGGACTACAGCGTCTCCGGCCAGCGCAATCACCTCGCGCTCGCGATCACCAACACGGCGGGCGGCGGGCAGTCGGTCAGCATCACCAGTACGGGCGTCGGGCTCGGCATGTGGGTCCAGAACACCGTGCTGACGTCGAACGTGATGACGATCAGCTTCCGCTACAAGGCGCCCGCGGACTTCGCCGGCTGCACGATCGGCGTCACGTTCGGGAACGGCCCGTTCGCGCAGACCGTCCAGGCGAGCCCCGCAATCTGCGACGGCGAGTGGCACACGGTCACCGGGACGTGGAACATCCAGATCGACTCCGTGGTGTTCAACGGCAACATCTGGTTCGTCTCGGGGATCCCGGACGGCGCCGACGGGACGGTGCGCCTCGACGACATTCGCGTGATGCGCAACGGGCAGATCCAGCGCGAGATCGACAACACGCTCCCGGTGGTCCCGCTCCGCATCGATTGGGCCGATGGCTACCGCGAGACCTACGGCTGGCTCACCGCGCTCCAGCAGTTCGAGGACGGCAACGAGTACCGCGAAAACTTGCGGCTCATCCCGAGCTGCCGGCTCGAATACTCCGTGCGCGCGCTCAACGCGGAGGCGTCGGGGAAGGTCGACCAGTTCCTCTACCGCTACCACGGGCAGCTCGTGGCGGTCCCGCGGTGGCAGGACGCGGTGCCCTTCGCGTCGACCGCGAGCAGCGGGCACGAAGTGTTTACGAGCGGCGACTTCTCCGCGCGGTGGTTCGCGCCGCGCCAGCGGTTCATGGTGTGGGAGAGCGAGGACAACTACGAGGTCGAGATCGTCGACACGATCAACACGACGCGCATCACGCTCGACCCAGGCGAGGGCGCGCTCACGGGAACCTTCACGCCCGGATACGCGAAGATCGTTCCGCTCGTGCCCGCGCGCTTCGTGCCCGACCTGTCGTTCCAGCGGCCGAACAACCAGATCGGCATCTACCCGCTCGCGTTCGACGTGCAGATGGTGCAATGACGTTCCTCGGCGCGTACTACCGCGGGCACGACCTCCTGACCGAGCCGCCCGTCGGCAATCCTGTGCGGGACCAGGCGCAGGCGATGCCGCAGGTCGTCAGCGACGGCGGCGTCGGGCAGTGGGCCGTCAGCTGGCCGACCGCGACGCCGACGTTCGACTTCCCCTACTCGATCGTGCTCGAGACCCGCGACCGCGTGAGCGACTGGTTGCTGTGGCTGTCGTTTCGTCGCGGGCGGTACGCGCCCTTCTGGATGCCGACATGGAGACGAGACTTCAGGCTTACCGCTACACTCGGCGCTGCCGATACGGACCTCATCGTCAGCACCACCGGCTACACCGACAGCGGCTTTCTCACCGAGGCGCGGCGGCACCTCGCGATCATCGTCGCGGGCGGCGGCGCGATCACGGTCCACCCGCGGCGGATCGAGGCCAGCGTCGATAACGGCGACGGCACGGAGACGCTGACGATCGACTCGGCGTTAGGCGTCGAGGCCGACCGGACGGCGCTGCTCTCGTTCCTCGTGCTGGCGCGGCTCGCGGACGACGTGAACCCCCTGCACTGGCACCACCCGCAGCTCGCCGTCGCCGACGTCCGGATGGTCGAGGTGGCGCGGCAGGCCGAGGTGACCGCGTGAGCTACTACACCGCGGTCATGCGCCGGGGCGGGCAGCCCGTCGAGTTCTACCGCTTCCAGTACGTCGGGACTACGACCGCGCTTGCCAAGTGGAACGCGAGCGACACGGCGCGCGAGTTCTCGATCCCCGGCGCGGTGCACCCGACGGGCAGCGACGTCCTCGAGACCTATCTCCCGGCACCGGTGCGGCGGGAAGCGATCGAGGGAACGGAGGAGCGGAGCGGCACGGGGCTGAAGATCACGATCCCCGAGGATGGTGCCGAGACGAACGGCATCGTGGACCTCTACCGCGACGGCGGGCCGGTCGCGGCGGTCGAGGTGTGCGTCTACCGCTCCTGGCGCGGCAGCGCGTCCGCGGTGCGCGAGTTCTATGGCAACATCACCGGCGCGACGTTCGAGAAGGGCGAGTGCACGCTCAACTGCGATCCGAAGAGCGGCGCGCTCCAGCATCCGATCCTCCGGCAGCTCTACCAGGGCCCATGTAACAACGAGTTCGGCGACGCCTTCTGCGGCGTGAACGTCGACGCCCTTGCCGTGAGCGGCACCGTGGACGCGATCACCGTGGACGGGATCACGGTCACCGTCAGCGAGGCGGACGATTCGCCGGACGGGTATTTCGCGAAGGGCGGGCGCCTCACGTTCGG